CGAAGCCGTACCCATCGGCCAGCTTGCTACGGTTGTCGAGGTGTCAGCCGCGAACTGCTGGATAGCAGCGCCGCCCTGAACGCGAATCGGCACCCAGAACGGGTTGCGAGTGGTTGTGCCGCGAACGGTCTGATTGGAAATCTGCACCTTCTTGCCGCCCTTTTCAAGCCGCGTCTGCAACTTGTCAAAATGCTGCTGGAGGTCTGCGATTTCTTCAACGAAGGCTTCGAGTTCGATAGCCTGTACTGCAAATTCAGTGCCTTGTGACATGGCGCGATCCTTGGAAAATGAAAGTCAGGCGGCATGGCCCCTGCTCGATGTCTCATTACTTCTTCATTTTCAGGACTTGCAATGCCTCGGTCTTATTTGTGATGGCACCGAGAAGCCATCATCCCTAGTTTTATCGTGGCTAGAGTCCACGCCCTGTTGTTGAGTCTATGTAATCACCGAACGCTGATTTTGTAAAGCGCACAGTTGCAGCAAGTACAGTTCTCTATTGCTAGAAACAGCACGTTTGGCTATTTTTCGATTCTCTTTAGTGTCTTCCATCCCCTTTTCGTTCATGTATTGCTTTACGGCTTCTAAAAATGCCGCACTCTTCAATTTTTTCCACTCGGACGCCTCCCCTACCACAATGTCTTTCTGCATATTGGAAGCGACAAAAGAATCACATCCCAAGCGGTATACAAGCGTGCTCGGATAAACCGTCATAGACTCCACAACAGTAAACACAAAATCCCGCTCAAACGAAAACCACTCTCCATTTATGCGGTGTTCTTTATAGGTTTTATGGAGTTCGGATTCAAGAATAGACTCGTTACACGTTCCCCAAACGCCGAAAACTTCTATTTTGAACGGCAGCAAAATGCCGATATTGGCGACTCGAATAACAGCACTTTTGGATTTTCCAATTTTGTACCAACCAAATCGGCTAGAGCCTATCAGGTATACGTATCCGCGATATGATGATTTCAGGGGCGTCATCGGCTACCTCCATAGCTGGTGATACCCCTATTTTATCATCTCCGAACTTGCACAACCTTACCGTCCGTCGTGCGGTACTTTTTCTGGTGCAGCCAGTCCAGCGGCGTAGCCTTGAAGTCGATGTTTTTGGGCTTTACCGTAACAATTTGAACCCCTGGAGCGGCTGGAGCCGTCTTCGTCCCAGCAACGGAAGGTTTTGCCTGTGGACGCCCATTCAGAAATGACTTGTACCGCTCATTGACCAACCCTTCCATGACTGACTTTGCGTGTTTGTCAAATTCCACTTTGGCAAAGTTCAGCACGGTATTTGGGTCGGGCTTGCCCTGTTGACGGTAACGCGCAATCTGTTGGATGTAGGGGTTTTGCTTGCCGTCCGCTAAGGGCTTTGCGGCCATCTTGCTCACACGCGAAGCAAACTCCGACCGCAGAGCTTGTGCTGTACCTTTGTCAAGATTCAAACGCTTCGCATAAGGCCGAAACACCTCATCAAACTTGGCGTTGGCGTGCTTGTCGAGGTTTGGGGTGATCTGGGTATTCCAGTGGGCGTCCCGCTCGTTCTTTTCGAGTTCCGCGATGCGCGTCTGCTCCGGGGTTTGCTCAGTCTTTGCGCCCTGCTTGCCGGGTACGACCTGCTTCAGTTCTCCTGCCTTGGCCGCTTGTGCGTTAAACCACTTGCTCATTTGCGCCACAAGGCCCGTAACGCGGGTCATCTTGTCTTCCTGCCACTGCGCCTTTTGCCCTTCGGTAAGCCACTTGGGAGCTGCTTCATTGAATACGTCCACAAGCCCATTGAAGTCCCGCACAAGCTCACTGTTACGCAAGGCTTCCACGAAATGCGGCAGAACAGCAGCAGAATAGGCGTCAGAATCCATCTCACGCGCCATATCTAAGATTGCCGGGGTCATCTTAACGATGCCAACCTTCATGCGGTCGTCAAACTGCTCCAAGACTTCCGGCTTACCCTCAGCAATCGCCGCGTCTACCTCAGCGATGCCCCGCAACTCATCCTGAATCGCCCCAACCGCTGCAATGCCCTTTAGTTCACCGTGAACCACCGAATCCAGCGCAGCGTAGGTCTCGCGGATGCCTTCAATGCCGCGAGGCTCAGTCCGAACCAGTTCGCGCAGACGCTCGTGGTTGTCTTTTGACTGGCGGGCAAACTTCCCATTCTTTTCAGGGTCAGCGTCACGCTGCGCCTTAAGCCACGCTTTGTAATCCCTGTCAGCTTTGGCCGCTGCATCCTCTGGTTTACCAACTTGATTCTCCCCGCCAGATTCAGGGGTTGACACGCCTTCAGGTGATTCAACTTCTACCGTCTCTGGTTCCAATACCGCTTCCATTCCGTCCATCATCGTCTCCTTAGCCCTTGAAGGCTATCAATTCCGCCGATTTATCGGCAAGCAACAACTTGAGCATTTCTACGCTCGGATCGCCCGTGAGTTCTAGTGTGCATATAGTTCTACTCTCTCCAGCTACGGGAATTAACTCCAATGCAATCATGTAGGAATCAACCAAATAGGTTCCTGTAGAATTTCCAGTAGGTGTTGGGTTGAGCGTACATCCGGGCGTCCATTCATGCAGCCGCACTCCATCGGCAATAGCAGTAGAAGCGAACTCTAGGTTTAGTGCCAAAGTCCTCACGTCCATGTCTCTATCCTTCCGGGCGTATGCCCATCGTCACGTTCGCTTGCAATTTTACGACCGGGTTAGGCCACGTCCAGCATTCACCCGTTTGTTCCTGAAAACATACCCACATCAAATGAAACTCAGAGCCGTAGTCCAACAAAAAGTGCGCCCACGCCTTACCTTTCGGGGTTTCCAGCGGCAACGGTGGATTGATACGTGTTATCACGACAACGGCTTACCAACCACAGACACCTTCTGCTTATAGGGCACGTTGTTTTCGTCAACGCCTTCTTTTTCGGTCGTGATCTCATGCGTTTGGTCTTGTGTCTGCAACGCAAATGGGGGAACCTCCAACCCCATCGCTTGAAACATCTCAGACTGAGCCTGTGGCGGGAACTTGGATGGGTCAATCGTGACGCTGCCCTTGAAGTCCATCTCTTTCGGCGGAGCGAGAGACTTCACCATCGCCATGTGCTCTTGCCAGTGCAGTTTGATATTCTGCCAAATCTGCTGTTGCTGCTCGTTGCCATTCTTCAATTTTCTTCCAGTAGGCGAAGTCAACATCCCAAGCGTAATCGAGGCATGGATGGTGTGATTCTCCGAATTGTCCTGAGCTACAGGTACGGTCGAAACCATCGGCGGCAACGCTTGTGCGGCTTGGGTAAGTTGCGCCACCTGCTGCTGTAGCGTCTGCATCATCTGTTGACCTTCAGGCGTAGCCGCTTCAGGGTGTCCGTTGCCCTGCTGAATCTGTGCCGTCATTGCCTGAATCTGCTGCTCAATTTGCTGCAACTGAGGGTTTGGCACAGGCCCAGACCGCATCAGAATCTCAAACTCGCCCTGCTGCTGCTCAACCGAATCCGCCGTCTGCGAAGAGAAGTTGCGGAGGCTTGGAAATTTCATCATCACAGCCATGTTTGCCGGGTCATTCACCAACTGCTGATAGACGGCCACGTTTGCCGACTCCGCAATCAGCGCCGCCATTGCCTCTTCCTCTTCTGCAAGCGTCTGCGGGATTTCATCGCTGGAACGCTGAATCAGCACGGAACCCTGAATCTTCTCTAGTTCCACCTTCATCTTTTGCTGCCCCGGCAGAGATGCAGAAATGTCCGCCACGCGGTTCTCCGCCGCAGACTCCAAAGCCTGAAGCGAGATGCACTCTATCTCTTCACAGAGAGCGTTCCACGGCATCGCAAACACCTGCAACGCTTGGTCTCGCTTCAATCGAGTGGTTTTGTAGACACCTTCATCATTGCCTGTCTCTGCCTCACCAAATGCCGCTGCCGTACCACCGTCCATCGCTTCCGGTGCGCCCTCAATGAGCCATTGAATAAACGATTGCAGCGTGTTATTCGGCACAGGAACCTTCTCAATGCTCGTCACGCTGTCTAGGGTCATGCCCGGCTGCAAACCCGTTACTGGCGTCACTTTAGCGGGGTCGTTTGATTGAGAGTTGAGGAGCTGCGTGTCAATGTACGGCTCTAAAGCATACCGACGAGCAATCGCGTTCCGGTTGTAGCGATCCAACAGAGAGATGTTCGCGTTCAATACCTTTTGGAGTGGTAGGTAATTCGTCCCGATAGACTCGCGGTTTTGCCCGTCTCCAGGGTACGGATGAACAATCTTTACGTGCCGTGACATCCGGCAGTTTCTGACCATTGCCAGCGAGCCGCCAGCGTGCCACACTTCCAACCCGTCAGGGAAGGTATCAAAGTACACCTGACGCACATTCTCATCCTCAATACCCCAATATTCCGAAGGGCGAAAGAACGTCACCGTCTCCGTGGCATCGTTCTTATATGCCTCACCGGAGCTTGACGACGCCTGCACCGCCAGCCTGACATTGATACGGGCCATGCGGTCAATTTGATCCATCCCCCCGACGTTCCCCCCCGCCGCAATCTTGTCCGCAATCCACGGATACTTCGCTTTCAAAAGGTTGTTGCTTACCTCGTGCTGATATCGAATCCAGCCCATCTCCTCCTCTTCATCCGCCATGAGAGGGACTTTCCACTCCAGCTTTCCACCAACAAACGTCACCTCTCGACGCGCTGGAACGGAAGACGTTTCTGCGGACTCATCCATTTCGGTTTCAGGGGAAACGCCTTCAGACTCTTCGGCCCCGTAGGTCTCTTGTTTTGCGTCTGGTATTTCCGTTCCCCAACGTGTCTGGTCTGCAACTGTGTAGGTAAGTGTCCCAACGCGGCCATCCGTGTAGAAATATCCTGCTGATTTCTTCACTACCCGCGACAAATCAGCCTGAAAGTTAAAAACCTTCAGATACTTCTCTGCCTCTTCACTTGCGGCTTGATCCATCGGGTCAGAATCATCTACGGGAGCTGTCAGCATTGCTGGGACTTCCCTAGCCAGCAACGATACAATTTTCTTATGCCGCGCCCCGTATACATTGCACGAAAAGAGTTTCATACTGTTCTGCGTCTGCATGATGGATGCACCGCTTGTCGCAGCAGTTCCTCCAAACATTCCCCAGCCCTTCCACCCGGCATTGAGAAAGTGGTAATTCCTGCGAAAGAGACGCGCTTCCCATGCTTGCAAGACTTCCCAGATACGCGCTGCCGCATCGCATTTGTTGACGTTTTGCGTCATCTCTTCGATGGCATTGACGTACAGTCCAAGCTCATCAGGGCCGTATGCATCTTCCGTAGAGCAGTACCACGGAGCGTATTGCCCTGGCACATATCCTTTGGGAAATTCCAGCGGCGTAATGATAGGCTGACCTTGCGACTCGTCGCTGTTTTGATTGTCGCCCTGTGCGCGTTTGTATGCCATCTTTCCTTAGTGCTTCATCGCGGAAAATCCCTTGGCGCTCGCTTTGCGGCGACGCAACAAGGGTGAGTCTGTCGGCTTTGGGGCCAGTTTGGACGCAGGTATCCGTTGGCCTTCAGGGACGTTTAGCATGTCATGCAAAGCGCCCTTTTTGACCTTGAAACTACCCTTAGAACCAAGATTGACGTTCTCAGTCGCCATCGCTACTCCGTTTGAACGGCGTCCGCTTCAACTTCGGTCTGGTCGGCGGGGTCGCAGATCGTAACCTGCGGGATACCAGCAGCATCCAGTCGAGCGCGGATTGCGTCAATCTCGTTGTGTACCAGAGCCAGCGGGGTTGTCTCCGCCACGTTATGCCACTTCGGATAGTCAGCCATTACCATTCCTCCTCGTCATGCGCTTCGCCGCCATTTTCAGCGGGGTCCTTCATCTCGGCACCAACGCCAGCCAGTTTCTTGCCGTGCTCATGCGCCTCTTCTGCGCTGCCGTGGTCAGACTCGTGTGTATGACCGTCAGGATGCACAGACGACACATGATGGACGCCCATATCATGATCGTGCGTCATGTGAACTTCCGTTGCGGGGCCATGTTCGTTCGCAATCGCCGCGCCGTCCTCTTCGCCCGGCATCCCTGCATCCATTCCGGTAGGGGCGGGCTTCGTGATGGTCTTACCGCCAGTTCCAAACGGGTAATTGAATTTCTGTGCCATTAGTTTTCATCCTTTGGTGGATTAGCCAGCATCTCGGCCAGCTTTGCTGCCTGAACTCCGTCCCAATCATACATCGGGACATCCGCAAGCGGTGGGCGGTGAGCATGATTGACCGTAATCAAGTTCTCAATCCTGCCCAAGCGCTCGGAAATCTCGCCATGACGGTCGCGCTCCGCTTTCTCTGCCGCCGCTATCAATGTCTTCGTCGCTAGGTCATCCAAGCTCAACCATGCGCGGATTTGGTCACGGATTGCCATTGCTTGCAGTCTACACTACTCCCAATATGCAAGCGACTGATTCCTCTTATTCCGCTCTTCCGTCGCCTTGACACGCATAAAATGCCGCTCAATCGGGTCAGGAGTGGCCGCAATCTGCTCTTGTAACTCAACCTCACGCGGTTTGCGCCCTGGACTCAGTTCGCTCTTCAGTCCATATCTCGCCGCTTCCGAAACGTCCTGCTCCAGCCGCGCTTGCCCCTTATCCGTCTTCAATACCACGTCCAAGTCTTTAGGATCGCGCATCAAGATGGGTATTGCCTCCAGCAATTCAGGACACTCCCCGCTAATCAGCCACACCGTATCGCCAGCCAATCCCTTTTGTTTCGTATTGTTGAGCAGTTGATACATCAACCCCCAACCTCCGGGCCTGTCTGTATCCGCAGGGACAGGAAACGGCATCGGCGCAATCTCCCGGCCTTGATTGATAGCAATGGTGTTCACTGAGTCTCTTTCCCCAAAAGCGTCAGGGCTGAGGAAAAAGCTACCAATCTTCTCGTTTGCTGGGGTATCGGCCTTGATCTGCCGCCCGACCTGCCCAGAGTCCATCTCAGATACAATTCTTCGTCTATACGTCACCACCACGTTGAGCGGTCGAGGCACATCCCAGCCCAGCGCCGTCTTGACCTCTTGCGGACTGAGCACCTGCTTGCCATGCCAGAACGTCACGCAATAGTGGCTCTTGCCCCAATCCTGACTCATCCACCGCGTAGACCACGGCTTCAAAATCATGCCTACCTGGTGCGCGTCTACCATCGTTGCCTGACGGTCAAATACGCGCCCAAAGTACGCCCCTTCCAGAGATTCCCACGAACCCAGCAAGTCCCTGTTTCGCAGCGTGTCATCCAGTGAATTGAGCGATTTGCCGTAATCTGACCGCCCCACAAAGTAGTCGAACCGTTGCTTGTCGTCCCATGCGTAATAGTCCTCTTCCGTCAGTCCGTCCGCCGAAAGCGCATCTCTTGACCACTCCACGTTGTCCCATGGGAATACATGAAGGAACTTAAAGTCTGCCGGGTCTTCGTACTCGTTATAGTCATGCGTGTGGAACCATTTGCGAAGCGTCTGAATGCCTACGCCGCCCATATTGAACAGCAGCAGCATCTTTGCCCCGCCACCGGGCCAGCGGCAGGCGTTCTTCATCTCGCGCAGTTCCTGCTCGGTAAACTGCTCCGCCTGATCAACAATGATGTACTTGTAATTGGCCGACCGAAAACGCCTTTCAACGTCCGCCAAATTCTCCGCGTAGGAGAAGTCAATCTCGCTGCCCGTCATGGGGATGGTCAACTTTGAGTCCGTCACCTTGAACCAGTTTGCCAAGATCGGCCACGTCCTCAACAGCGGCTCGATATGGTATCGCCTTACTTGGTCGTAGTTCCGCATGACCACGCAACAGACGATGCCCTTTTCTTCCATGACCCGCGTTAGAACTATACGATCCGCACCACCTGATTTTGCAGCTCCACGTCCGCCACCAACACCAATCCACCCACTCCATTGAGAAGCAAGCCATTTCAACACTAGGGACTGTTTAGGCTGAAGGGATAGCTCAATCTTCATTACCGGATAGTCTTCGCCATTGGCTGCGTAGTCGGAGGAGTCATTGCGTGAGAGAGTTGCCCCTGCTGATACTGCCGTTTGGCCTCGGCAATCATAGAAGACGGGCTGAAATTGTATTGCGCCAGAGTGTTCTTCGCGTCAAACAAAGCGTTGGATAGCTGCTGTGGGATCGTTTTCGGGGGAATCAGGTTGAGTCCTGTGCGGTCTTCGATGTCAGAGTAGTCGGGAGGCGCGGCCATCGCTGCACGACGTAGAGACGAGAGTGGAGGCGTTGTACTCATGGAGAAGAGTCTAAACTAAAAGTCGCGTCGGCTGGCTATTTCACTGGATTGTTTCTGGGTAGCCACTCGGCGGGAAAGGGGAGGTGACTTTCTGAGGGTTGATCCTCGCTGGTGGCGACTGTGCCCTTAACGCCGCTGCTGGATTTGTAACGAGCAATCATGAGGTCACGAAGCCAGGACGCGTTTGGAATACGTCCGAGTCCGTAGCCCAACGTGATTTTGCATTGCTCAAAGTAACAAGCCTCGCCATAAGCTCGCTCCATCATTACATCTTCGGCAAGTTCGGCTCCTTGCGGGGTCACCCTATATTCATTCCGTCGGCGCAATAACGTTACGCTCACTTCGTCACCGCCATCTCCCGCGACCCCGACGCCAGCAGCATCGCCTGTTCGCCTTCGCTCGGCACGTAAACCATGCCCCACATGACAGCGATCACTGGAGAACTGCTGGCGTTATTCATTAGTCTATCCTCTGCACCATGCCACGCAGTCCATGCTTACCCAACAACGCCTCGCGGTGTCCTTTGTCCATTAGGCACTCGTACTGCTCGCCGTCTTCCCACCAGGTCTTGGCGCAGATCGGCACATCGACCACTTTAGGAACGTGATCATCAAAGCGATGAACCAATGCCTTACCCATATACGCATCGGACATCGCTTGCTCAACGCGGGCCTTTCTGACGGCCAACTCATCATCCGCCATGCGACCAATAGTGCCTTTGGTATAAGGGCTAGCGCCGGGAGGAAATATCTCAGGCTCCCTCTGAGGTTTGGCTGGGGTGTCAGGACTCGAACCTGATACTTCCGAAAGGCCGGATGCGTTGCCATGTTGCGCCACTCCCCCATCTAACCGCATCCGGCAAGCCTCAAGTATCCACTCGGAACGCTTGCCCTCGCCAGCAGCAGCGTCTATCCGCGCCTGTAATACATCCGGGATGCGAACGGTACAGATCATGTATTACATTGTAATACAGATCGCATATTACATAGCAACAGAAAAGCCCCTACTCTCCGATGTGCCGCACCACAAACTCAAGCGCACCGCCATCCTTGCCCTCGTGCTGATTCACGATCTTGTCGCCGTATAGTTTGGCTAGGATGCGAGCAATCACCCACTTGCGCGTGTCCACCTTTTGCCGCGCCTGCTCAAGGCGCATACGAACCACTTGTGGATCGCCCGTAATATCAACGGAATCAGGTATTTCGACTAGCTCTTCTGCCCACTTGTGCGCTCTATCTTCACGCGCTCGCGCGTACTTCGCATCGAGTTCCGCGTCTAGTTTGCACCATGATCGAAAAGTTGATTCCAAAACATCGTAGTGCTGGCAAGCTTTTGACAGGGAATAAGCCTCTCCCGCTACCAAATCAAGTATCCCTAACGCTTTGGATTCCTCATATTTAGAAGTTCCAGCCATTTACCTACCTCTGCAAACAGGAAATGCGTCCTGCAATCCTGGATTGATGGGGGCGATTACTTGATTACCCTGCAACTGACGCTTCAACTCGGCGATCAATCCGCCTTGTGGCAAGTGATACTGCCCTAACGAGTTACGCAAATCGAACATGCTTTCCCCGAGTCTTGAACCCAAGGACTGCGGCTGAGTTCGGTCAATCACGTCTGAGTTATAGTCTGCCAGGAACTTGCTAAGGGGATTGGTTGGTTGCGGCTGAGCGTATGCCAGTCTTTGCAGTGAGCCGAGTTGGTTGGGATCAGGCATGGCGTCCTCGTTATGATTCTACAACAGCATGACCGCTTCCACGAGGTCGCATCTCGTATCGTCGGCAAGCGTCTTATGTATTCAGAGTTGACGGGTAAGGAGGCGGGCCAAGATGCCTAAGCGTGGGGCTTTGCGGGGTCTAGGACGAATCGAGTATGCAGAGAAGGTTTCGTTGCGTTGGAAGCTTCGATAGCAGAGCGAGATGATGCCTGACCAGCTGTAGCAATCTTGCTCAAGGCTTCTAAGAACGAATTTCCAGTGGAAGCTTTTTGTTCACCAGGTTTCATATCCCATTTACTCCTTTTCAGACTGCAACCCGAATACAACGCAATCAACGCCGAGCCGGCTGACCTTGGCAACGGTCTGAGCGAACTGCAAGAGGGCTGGATATATCTGCTCCGGTCTGGTTTCTAAATACAACCTTCCACGATCTTCAGAAAGCCCATTCTCGGCCAATATGCGCTCAAAAATCTTCCGCTTCGTTGGGCCTTCTAGCTCGTATGAATAGGACAGGCGCATCAGAGTAAGACCGTGATCGGATATACGAATGGGAGCACTTTCAGACTTCGGCAAGTCTAAGAAGATATCCACCATATCGCCGTCCTCGTGATACAGAGGGGCAACGACCTGAAGGATTCCAGGACGGCGTTCACGGAAGGTTACGTGACGATTGAACTCGGTCTTTAGCAGTTCCTTGATATCCATGACGGTCGCTACTTCTTTTATGGCAGCACAATCGGGTGAATATAGTAGGATGTATTGCAATGAATGGACTTATGCCTCAAATGATGCGCCGGTTTTGCTGGCAAATAGCGAATCTCTGCGGGCATTGGGAAGTACGTGCGAATCTCCGGGTTGCGCCTGAATTGCAAATTATTCTGTTGAAGATTGTCCTGGCGGATGATCTTCCCTCACTCGGACAGGAAACTGCATCTGCAAGAGTTGGTCCCAAACGGCCATTTGGATGAAGGCGAACCGATCACGGTCTCCAGCCTCCATTTCCTCGGCGTTGAGTTCCCACCACTGATCCTTTCCGTATTTCGTAGCCATAGCCACGACACGCTCCATATAGTCGGACACGGATGGGTAGGTGATCTTGATATGCATTACAGGGTCCTTCCTGCCGCTTGTGCTACGCGGCTAAAACAGTTGAACAACTTTCGAGCGACGCGAATCTCTCGCGTCACGATAACAGGATCGCGGTTGAGAAGTGCGTAGGCCGTCACCAGCCCTTCCACAATCACGGCGGCCAGAAGTAGCTTCACTGCGGTGCGTTGAGTGCTCATATATCTCCTCCCCTATCTGTCACGCGCTTAGTTATTGAATATAAAGCCTTTAGACGGTCGGGGAAGGCTTTTCTAAACTCATCAGCAGGATCATCTTGCGGGTGCATAACGATCAATCCACGATTCGTCAATGCTCGGAGTGATTCGCGCACACCTTCGGGATGACGGCTCATGCCCAACCATGTAGCAACAGACATACCGCTGATTTGACCCGTCTTAGCGTCCGCAATGGTTTCATAAACGCGGCGCATCTTTTCTGACATCGGCTTTTCAGCCAGTAGCCGACTCATGCAGCCTCCTGCGGGTAGCAATGGCCGTTCCCATCGCTGTTGAGGCCAGCAGGGCAGCTTGTAGGTGCCTTGTGGCAGGTAGGGCGGCAGTTTGTGGTGAAACAGCAGAACAGCGATAGAAATAGACAGATCATAGTGCCTCCGTTGATGCGGGTTTGGGCTTGCGAGCCGTTTTCTTGTGCTTGCAGAGGGTACAGGTGAGGCCGCTCATGCTAATTTCCTCTGGGCGCGCATGGCTAGATATACTCTGGCATTCTTCAATCGAGATTTGCGAGATTGAATCTCTTCATCATCGATCCAAGCTTGGCGGTGAAGTTCGGTCATCACTTTGTGAACACCACGGTAGCAAACCGATTTATTGAATACCGGGCGATATTTGGAAATGAGGTAGCCTTCCATATCAAATCGCTCTTCTCGTCCCCGGGTGAGCATCCAAGTAACGTGCGTAGCCCCATAATTCATAGCCGCAGCAGCCAATGGATGGCTATTGAGACGTTCGCGCAAACGCAATGAAGTTCCGACATAAAGAACCTCATCATCCCGCCAAATTGCATAAATACCTTCAGCGTTTGGCGCAAAAGCAACAATTTCCTTCCAACCCTTGCTCATGCCTTTGCCGCCGTTCTGATTGCCATACGGATCGCTGCAATCATGGTTACTTTGCCCTGGGTCTCAGACATTTTGGCCTTGATCTTCTCGATGGCCTCCACATCATCCGGCGTGAACTGAAATGAAACTTTCTTATCTGCCATACACCAACACTATAGTAGGAAAATAAATGTGTCAAGATGCATTTTACCCTTGACAGGTTTTTCCTGACGTGAGAACGTAGAGAAGTCGCAGAGATGGACACCAGAGAGGATAA